AAAAACGTAAAGACACAAGTTGATTTCACATCTGACGCAATACAAAACTACATACTTTCTCTTGGTGATCTGAAAGGTGTATCAGGTGCAATGGTTGGTATATCAAATACATTAGGTGGACAGATATCAAACTTAGGTGATTCATTTGATAAGATGAAAGATACTATAGGTGATGCCTTAATGCCAGTATTAACTTCTGTGATAAATAAGTTCAAAGGATTATTTGGAATGATAACTGATTTGTTAAATCCAAATCAAGCATTAATAGACGACTTTAAAGAAGCAAAAGATGCAGTTGATAATTTAGAAGAAGCAAGTTTTGCATTGTCTGAGACACAAAGAAAATTAGTTGAAATTACCAATGAAAGAAAAAGACAAAGACTCGCAGAACTTGAAAATGAAATATCAGTAGAGACAGATAATTTAACATCAAAAATTCAAAGACAAGGTGAGGTGTTAGATATTGAAAATCAAAAATTAAAAAAATTAAGTGATTTATTGATTGAGTTAAATGGTAATCAAAACACGACAGCAAAAAGTTTAGAGTTTCAAACAGATAGATTCTTAAAACAAAATGAAGTTGTAAAAGAAGCACAAAAAGAGTTTGATACTTTAACAAAAGAATTGTCAGAGTTTAACAGAAAGGTTAATGAAATTAAAAATCCAACTAAAGATTTATCTGATGCAACAACACAAATTGCTACAGATAATATAAGCTATAATACAAGTCTAAAAGAAACAATTCCTTTAACTACACAACTATCAGAATCATTAAATATTGCGTCTTTAAATACGAGAGATTATCTCAGTTCAGTACAAGATACAAGTGAAGCACAAAAACAATTTGCACTTATTTCAAATATTGTGACTACTGGTATGAATTTGATGTTTGATGCTTTATCTAATCCTGATGCTTTTAGTACATTTTTAAAATCAATTCAACAAGTTGTAATCCAATTATTAAAACAGCTTGCTATTATGATTGCAATCGCTGCTGTTATGGCTGCAATAGGAGGCACATCATTTAAAAGTGCATTTAAACTTGTTGCAGGCTTTGGAGGAGGAGGAGGAGGATCAGGTGGTGGTATGGGTGGCATACTTGGTTTTGCTAACGGTGGTATAGTTACAAAACCAGTTATGGGTATGATTGGAGAGGCAGGTCAATCGGAGGCAGTAATACCATTAAACAGATTACCACAGATGGTAGGTGCAATAGGAGGTAATCAAAAAGGTGAGTTTGTATTAAAAGGCCAAGATTTAATATTAGCACTTGAAAGAGCAGGAGACTTCAGATCAAGAGTAACTGGTTAGCGTTATGGCATACGGAGAAAAATATTTTACGAATTTTTATGATACCGATAATCATAAATTTAGATTACAGATATTTCAATGGAATTATAGTGGCACACCTTCTTCTAATTTAACTCTAGCAGAAGATGGTGTTACAGTAAATTATTCTCAAGATGATGATTATTTTCAACCTATAATAGGATCAACTTGTAAATTAAAAATTTATGTTGAAGAATCAACTGGTGGTGCTGAATGGCAAGTAGAAGATACAAACTGGAATATAGCAGACTTTGTTTGGGAAAGAAGTGAGTATGATTTTTTAATACCAACTAATGATAGAGAATTTAAAATAAAAGTAAACAGAGAGAACGCAAATGGCACTACAACTTCTACCACTTCAGTAAGCGTTTTGAAAGATTCTACTGCATCGTTTTCTTCTGAAATAAAAGTAGGTGACTTAGTAATAAACAATACAGACAATACCACTACAACCGTTTCTGCCGTAACAGACAATAACACACTAACACTAGCCTCTGATATATTTACTTCAGAAACAACGACTGGTAAAAGTTATACTATATTTAGAAACTTTTGGACTGGTTTCATTATGCAAGACAGTTACAACTTACCTATTGCTCAACATCCTTTTGCCGTTGAAATATACGCTTCTGATTTGATTGGTACTTTAAATGGTTATAATGTTGATATAACAACGGAAAGACCACAAGCATTTGATGTAATACAAAATTGTCTAAAGAAAATTAATTTAGAAAGTGGTGCAGGCACTACATCTCGTAGTTTAGATTTTAGTTATAAAGTTTTATGTCGATTGAATCAATTTGCTGGCTCAAGTTTTTCAAACAATGATAATACATTTGTTCAAACATACATACTAAGTGTTGATGGATTACAAGATGAGAATGGAAATTACTTAAACTGTAAAGAGGTATTAATATCAATACTCAGAATGTTTAATTGCAGAATATTTCAACACGAAAGTGCTTGGACTATAATTGACAACGCTTCATTAGCATTAACTTCTTTTAGTGACGGTGGTGGTTCTTATTCAAAAGAGTTTAAGACTTATGATAAAAGTGGTACATCTGTGGGAACGGAATCGATTACTTCTCCAATAGTTAATATAAATAGTTCTCAATCTGAAAACACAATACAACCTTTAGATGATGATTTACTTAAAGTTATAAGAAGACCTGCAATAAGACAAAGAACACAGATAAGAATAAAAGACACTCTGAAATCAAGATTTAATAATAGTGGATATGAATTTAATACTGCACCTACTGGTGCAACACCATCTTATGGTCGTGATGTTACTGACTGGACAATTTCAGATAAATCAAAGGCTTATGCTGTCAATGAAACTGCACAACAATCAGGTGTGGTTTTTGGTATTACACCTTATGCAGGTGATTTTTCATTAATCACTATAGGTAACAGTGCTTCTGCTACTGTTATTGCAGAAAATAATACTGGTAATATCGGTACTACATCTGAAGAAATTAAATTAAATTTTGCACATTATGCTTTAGATAGAAATAATACTGGACAACTTTTATTATACTCAATAAGATTTAGGTTATCGGTCATTGCAGTATCTACCTATTATTGGAAAATTGATACGCAAGAATGGACTACAAACGCTACACAAGGAATAAACACTATTACTGGTGCAGTTCAAGAGCAATGGATTTTAAATGAAATAAACGTAAGTCCTCCTCCTGATACTGGTACTGCAAAAATTGAATTTTTCTTGCCTCGTGAAACTGGATTTGAAAGTGCAGACTTTAGAATATATTATGATGATGTAACTTTAAGAAACCAATCTGACTTTGGATTGTTTGATACAAATACTACTATAGTCAAAACAGATTTCTTAGAAAATAGTGGTGTTCTGAAAGCAGTAGAAAACAGATATGGTATGCTTAACGACACAAAATATTCTAATAGCTTAGTGAATAGTTCAGGTACAAGCATAAGTGCTTACAAAGGTTTTGATGATACGCAAGGTTCAACTTTAGAAACCTTAATAAACAAACAAAGACTAAACGAATTTGCTACTAACAATTTTAGATATGAGGGTACGTTTAGAAAGATTTCAGATAGTAATGGGTTTGTAAAAATAATAGATATGTTGACTTTGCCTAAAATTAATTTCACTACTTTATCTGAAGATAGTCATCAAGCTATTGATAGCTTAGAGTTTAATGTTTCAAAAAATAGATATAGTATTACATCACATAGACCAACCCAAAGTAATCTTACGTTGTTAGGTGATATAAATAGTATTACTGAATTCTATGAAGAGAAACCTGAAGATTAAGATTTCTTCTCTAAGTGCTTTAAAGATTTACACTCGTCATTCAATAGTTCTTTGAATTGCTTTACCTCTTCTTTATATTCTTCAATGATCTTTCTTCTCTCGTCTAAGTCGTGCATAGAGTTAGAGCAAGAATCAAGAAAGTTTTGTTTTAAAAATTCATATAAACTCATACAAAAATTATTAATGAAACATATAATGTCGTAAACAACAACAATAAAAATAAGAAACTTTCTATATATTTTTTCATATTATTTAATTTTACAAAACCTACATACACCATTCTTTCTTGGTACTACTCTATAACAACATTCCCTAGTACATATATAAATGTCTAGGAAACGTTTTACTAGGTATCTAATGATCTGCTTCATAGTCGTTTATTAAATCTTCTGCTTCATCGTAGACTTGCTTAGAAACCACGTATGTGACATCGGCAGGTTCAGATAAACTTATTGTATCGCCTTCTTCAGTTACATAGTCGGTCATCTTAATAGTAAGATTGTTTCTTTCTCTTGAAACATCAAACGTGAATATGTCGTGTTCTAATATCATTTCTTCTTACCTATTAATTCTTCTATCTCATCTGCTAACTCTTTCATAGACTTTAAAGTAGTCATTATAGAACCTTGTTCTATCTTATCCTTCAATGGTGTGTTTAACCATTCAGTTCGTTTTTTAACACGCTTCTTACGTGCGTTCTCTTGTGCCTTATGGTAACTATCGTTTTTCATAATAAATCGTTTAAATCGTTTGTTTTAAATAATATGATTTTCACTTAACCATTTTCTAATTGAACCCCAAGTTTTGACAACCATAACCGTATGATGGTCTAAACCCTTTTCTTCGTTATCTATTGTTATAGAAAACCAAGAAAGTTTATTACAATGTATTGTTATAGTACCAAGAAATTCATCTTGAATATCTATCCAACCATTATTAATTACATCTTGTTTTAAATTTTTCATTGTATTTAATTTAGTTTTGTGTCTTATGACAATACAATAATAAAATATTTTTTACAAATAAAAAAATATTTATACGTATTTCTGTTTTAATGTTCTGATATGATCGTGAAGTTTAGACCAGTCATCCGATTCAGATTCATCGTAAGACCACTCTATCTCTTTTTTAATGAGACATTCAAGTGACTCTAATAATAGCAGTTTATCTTCTTTTAAGGAGGGTTTATGTCTCATAAGGTTAATTTATGTCTCACAGTTTATTATGTTATTCCATACCAACATCTCGACTAATTCGTGAAAATCTTCTTTCTTCATAATAACATATTCACCATCGTTCTTTCTTTTATGGTATATGATCTTATAATCATCACCATCTGCTTCCATCTCTTTGAATATCTTATGGTAAGAGGGATTATTAATTAATGATTTACATTGAACTGCAAACGGTTTAGTGTTTACTAAATCAATCTTTCTATCATCCATCATCTTAGATGCGTACCTAGAGGTTTCACAATTAGACCAACCGAGTTCTCTATATTCTCTCCGTATTTGTCTCTCGTAATCGTGACCCTTTCTTCTGTTTGTGTTTGACATAAAATATACTTAATACTGCTATCAATCCAATAGCAACAATTTTAATTAATCTTTTTCTTACCATCTCTTTCTACAAATAAAGCATAACCCAAATAACAGTAGTTGATCACGTCTGCAAACCTAGAATGTATAGGTTCACTCTTTTTGAGGTTAGCATTATTGATGTGACTTAGAATAGAAGAAAAATGTTTATCCATAAAAGTCGCCCATATTTTCATCTCTGAAATATTTAATCTATCTGCTGTGTTCTTAAAGTTTGCAAGAACATCAGTATCTTCATTTGTGTATTCAGGTCTTTTATTTGCCATTATATCAAATGAATAATCGTTTAATTGTTTTACTAATTTGTCAAATTCTGTCTGTGTCATATTACTTTTTTTAAAATGTCATACTTTACTGAATCAAGTTCTTTGATCTTACTTAAATAGATCAGTTGTTCTTGACTAGCTTTTTCTCTTTCTTCATTGGTAGAATCAATACCAAGATTACATTCAATCTTTGCCATTGCTTCCATCAGAGAATCTATCTTTGCTTTCACTTGCTTATTGGTATTATAAGCACCATAGATTTCTCTTTTCTCGTTTCTATTTAAATCATCAGTTGTTGGTGTCATAAAATTTATTTATTTCATTTATTTCGTCGTATGATAATTTAAAATATTCATTACCATCTAAACCATTTACTTTTAAATTTTTCTTTTTATAATATTCAAAATTGTTATTAATGTGATTAAAAACAATTCTTTTATTATATACTATATGGTTAATCATATTATATTCTTTATCGCTATCTGCATTTAAATACCATTCTGCAATTAATGGTCTTTGTTCGTCTTTAAATATTTTAATTGTACTCATAAATTCTACATCATCTATACTCTTACCATTGTGACGTGAATATCTTATTGTGATATTATTGTAATTAGATTCTTTAAAATTAACCCTTTGAGCGAATGGGTATATCTTTTTATCTTTTTTAAATAACAAATCAATTTTAGAATAACCATCTAATAATTCACAAATATCAATGTCATAAGATTCTACACTATAAAAAGTACCACCACATAGACTTTCTAATTTGTTTTTGTTTTTTTCAAAAAACTTAATAGACTTATTTTTATCTTCTTTGAAAACACTCATTTCTTAAATACTAATATATTTTGGTGTACTTTAACTAACTTTTTGTTTTTCATTGTATTATTTGCCCTCATTGACGCACTACCTAACTGGTCTAATAATATTGCCTCATTATAGAAACTCATACCACAACTCTGAAATATTTTAATTGTATCAGGCACAAAACCATAATAATTACCGTTCTTATCTCTTACCTCACCTACAACAAAACACGCAAAAGAATTTTCTTTTAAAAGGTTACAACTTTTTTCAATTATGCTTTTATAAATGTTTATAAAATTACTATAAGACATATTACTAATATCACCCTCTAAATCGCTATAAACCTCTAAGTCTGCATAAGGTGGGCAAGTAAATAAATAATCAAATGTCTCAGTAAAATCATTTAAAACTAAATTACTATCACCAACATAATAATTTGGTTGGTTATCAACGCCAAGTATTTCTATTGCTTGTTCTCTATTACTATCTATCTGTTCTTGTCTTACATCAATACCAGTATAATTATAGCCTAACTTATTAGCTACGATACCTCGTACTGAACCCCCAGCAAATGGATCTAATATTTTACCACCGTCAGGGCAAAACCAATGGTATAAAACCTCACATAACGCTGGGTTAAATATTGATGTTGTTTCTTTAAACCTTTCAGCAAAACCATAACTGTCACCGTGTGTATTTGTTTTTCTGCCAATCTCACTCTTAATACCTAAATCAAGCCACATTGATTTTCTTTTTGACCAACTACCTTGTTTAAGATCAAGCACACTAAATGGTGGTTCTATAAATTTTTCTCTTAATGAACCTTGTTTAAATAGACTTTTATTTTCTTCTTTTTTTATTTCTTGATAAACTTGATTAATTGAAGCATCACCTTTTTGTAATTTTTCAATCTGCTCTTCAGTTGCACGTTTTTTAATAACATCTGCTTGTGCTACTTTGCTATTACCCCATTTTAATTCTTTAGCTAATTCGTTTCTTGAATTATGTCTTTCTTCGTCTTTTTTTATATAACTTTTGTCGATTTTCGACAAAACCTCTTTATTCAACTCACCACCTTTACTTTTTTCTTTTAAACCTTTTAATTTATTTATCTTATTTAATTCATCACGCAAATCATATTTCTGCCAATCATTTAAATTTCTTCTACCTAATTGATTTAAATACATCCATACTTCAACTTCAGTTTCACTATCAAATTGCATTTCGATAGTCTTATAATCTAAATTATGTTTTTGTGCAATTTCATATCTATTGTGACCGTCAATGATAAAACCATTATATGTAATTATTGGTTCTCTTATGCCTTCTTTAATACAGTTATTTTCTAAATCTTTAAATTCATCATTATCAATTTTATATATAAGTTTTTTATATTCTTCTTTTATCTGTAACATATCACACAATTAAACTTCCATCATTATTTATATCATCCCAGTAAAACCCTGAGACCTTATTATCTTTTATATAGTCAGACCACGAATTAAACGCAGTTCTCCAAGCTACCTTACCCTTCTCTATAAGATCATCTGATAAAGAATATACTGCAATGTCAAATGGGTATCTGTTCTCTATAGCTATGAATCTAAATTGATTGTGAATATCGTTATAACCTAACA